GCTAATGGCTTCTCGTCGGGAACAGATTTTGCGTGAACGCCAATATCGTGCTGCGTTCCGTCCGAAGGCGCAATTCGATTCGCTGGGTGACGTGGACGAAAGCATGGTGGAGGCGTTCTCGTATTTCTGTCGCAAGTTTGCAATGATCCAGAAGGCGGATCAGGAAATCCATTTCACGTTGCGTGAAGCACAGTTTGAGACGGCGAAGGCGCTGATGCACGGCGACAACATCGTTGTCCTGAAAGCCCGCCAGGTTGGGTTCTCCACCCTGTTCGCCAACTACGCCCTGTGGAGGGCGCTGTTGGCTAATTCGTATTCGGTGCTGTTTCTGTCCCGCAACCGTGAAGAGGCTGTCTACCTGTTGGCGAAGGCGAAGTTCACGTATCGCCGTCTGCCGAACTGGTTGAAAGAAAAGTTGCCGAAGTTGCAGCGCTCTAACCAGCAGACCATGGTTTTTGATAACGGGTCGAGCATCACGTCGCTACCTTCCCGTAAGGACGCCGCCAGAGGCCGTACAACGTCTTTGCTGATCGCAGACGAGTTCGCCTCCCTAGAGGACCAGGAGGAAGCCTGGGCTGCTATGTTGCCCGCCACCGATGTGGGCGGGCAGGCGGTGGTTCTTTCCACGGCGAAGGGTTCAGGCGACCTGTTCGAAACGTTGTGGAACAAGGCGACGACAGGGGCGATGAATTGGACGCCGCTGTTCTGGTCGTGGCGGTCTGCGTTCGATGACGAATGGTATGAACGGAAACGGCTTGAGTTGCTGCCATGGCAGTTGGCTCAGGAGCATCCATCTGATCCTGAAGAGGCGTTCATCAAGTCGGGCAACGCTGTCTTTGATTTGGACAAGTTGAAGAGCATGACCTTGGTCGACCCGCTGTACGGCGAGTTCGACCCTGTGATGGGCACGTTCCGTCAGGTGAAGGATGGCCCGTTCCGCATTTGGGAGACGCCAGAAGAGAAGGTCAAGTATGCGATTGGCGTCGACATTGCTGAAGGTTTGGAGCACGGCGACAGATCGGTCGCTGTTGTTCTGCGTGCAGACACAGGTGAGGTTGCTTCGATTTACACTTGCCGTGTTGCCCCATGGGAGTTCGCTAAGATCGTGGCTGGCTTGGGCCACTGGTACAACAACGCACTCGTCGGGCCTGAACGCAACAACCATGGTCATGCGTTCATCCGATCTATGGTGGAGGACGAATACTTCCCTATCTTTCGTCACCGTCGAATGTCTGCCCGTCGTGAGAAGGAAACCGACGAGTTGGGTTGGTTGACGGTCCCTAAGACCAAGGCGTATCTGATTTCAGAGTTCGACCAGTTCATGACCCATCACAACGTTCCTGATGCGATCACGATTGCCGAATGCAAGACGTACAAGCGGAACGAGCAGGGCAAGATGGGCGGCTCACCGTTTGACGATCATGTGATGGCGTATGCGATTGCGGTGGAAATGTGCAACCATGTGCACCTTTCCGAATACCGTCCCCGTGGCGAGAAGCCTCCTGCGCCGTGGACGTTCGGCTGGTTTGAGAACAAATATGGCCGTGAGCAGCCAACAGGTCGGATCGGTTCACGTTACCGTGAACGGGTCGGCGTCTAGTAGATAGAGGGATTATGGCATATTGCGTGGTAGAGGACTGTCTAAAGCCCGTCGATCGTGACGACCTTTGCTTTTCTCACAGGATCAGGACGGTGGGTTTTGCGAAGGGGCATCTTCGCAACAACCTTCACCCTGGTTGCACGATGAAGGAATCACAGGAAATCATCAAGAGGGATGCGGCAAAGACAGGCAACGACGTTGTACCTGTGCCCAAGGGAAGGTAACGGATGGCAACGTACAGCAACGATCAGGGGAAGGTAGTTGAGTACGACGACGGCATGAAGCAGGCCGACCGTCTGAAGAAGTACCGTTCTCAGATCGAAACATCTTTGAAGTGGCGTCGAGACAACTACGATCAGAGTTGGCGTGACTGGATCGAACTTTACGCCAACAACCACTTCAAGGCCACAGAGATTGATGATTTCTCGGATGCGCACCAAATCTCTATTGGTGTCTGCTTCTCAACCATCAACATCATCTACCCGTCTGTGTCGATTGCCCGTCCGAAGATCACGGTTGAGGCAACCCATCCTGATTTGATGCAGTCGGCCGAGGTTGTCGAGTCTGTCGTCAACTATTGGTGGAAGCATCACGGTTTCCAGGACGAGTTCAGGCGGGCTGTCAAAGATTATCTGATTATCGGTCACGGCTGGCTCAAGACCACCTACCTGTTCAAAGAAGATGAGCAGGACATGGAAGGTGAAGAGTACGCCCAACAGTTGATGGCTCAGTTGACCGAGAAGTATACGGCGATCGGAATGAACCCGCAGGACGAGGCCCTGTTCGCCACCGACGAAGAGATTGCGCAGATGATCCCGACCACCAAGAAGGTGATCGTTGAAGATCATCCGAGCGTCGAGCGGGTGTCTCCGTTCGACATGGTTGTCGACCCTGACGCCACCTGTCTCGCTGATGCCCGTTGGATTGCTCAGCGTATCGCTGTCCCGATTGAGGAAGCGAAGAAGCGGCAGGATTGGTCACCGAAGGTGCGCAAGGCGCTCGCCTCTAAGGCCGACAAGGCGAAGGAAGCGGAAGGTTTCTTCGCCGATCAGGTCGACAAGGAACAAACATTCGTGTTTGTCTACGAGCATTACGACCTGGTGAACGGCACGTTGTGCACGTTCGGCATGGATGGCGACGACTTTTTGAAGGCGCCGCAACAGATTCCTTTCGTGTACGGCCACCCGTTCACGATGGTCCGCAACTATGAGATTCCCGAGAAGTTTTACCCGATGGGTGAACTTGAGGTTCTTGAACCGTTGCAGATGGAATTGGATTTGACCCGTTCTGCACAGTTGCGGGACTTGCTGTCGCACGCCCGCAAGTACGTGTCACGCAAGGGTTCGTTGGATCAGGAGAACATGGAGCGGCTGGCGACAGCACGTGACGGTGAACTCATCCTATTGGAAGAGTCCGCCCCTGACGATGTGACCAAGGCGCTTGTCGCTGCACCGACAATGGATATCCCGCAGCAGACATACCAAATGTCGACCGTGATTCAGGACGACATGACCCGTTCGTCGGGTGTGTCGGACTATGCGATGGGTGCGATGCCCGAGATTCGCCGTACGGCCACCGAGGCTGGCATCATTCAGGATGCCGCTAACTCTAGGGCCGCCGACAAGTTGGCGCAGATCGAATTGACATTGGCGGCTGTTGCCCGCCGTGTCGTCCAGTTGGGCCAGCAGTTCTTGACCCAGGAGCAGGTTGCCCGCATTGAAGGCGAGGACGGCTCTTTGAATTGGGTTCAGTTCGATCGTGACGCCATTCAAGGTGAATTCGATTTCGAGATTGAGGCGGGTTCTACCAAGCCTCAGAACGAAACGTTCCGCCGTCAGTCTGCTATGCAGTTGATGGACGCTATTTCGTCTCCGTTGTTCCAACCTCAGCCTGATCCTGTCACTGGCATGATTACGCCTGTGTTGGACGCCCGCAAGGTTGCTGAATATGTGTTGCGTAACGGTTTCGGCATCAAGAACGCCCAGGAATTCTTGACGCCTCCACCGCCGCCACCGACGATTGACCCGATGACGGGACAGCCTATGCCACCTGCGGGTATGGGAATGCCGCCTGGCATGGCGCCTCCTGGCGCTCAACAGCCACAACCAGGGGCTATGCCGCCTGGCGGGCCGCCAGAGGGCGCTGAGGGCGAACCGCAAGGTCCGCCTCCTGGCATGTAGCGTGAACAAACAATCACGTAGTAGATAGAAGAACAACCTACATTAAGGATTCTTGTGTCAGATTTTGATGACGCCTGGTCTGCTGCCGAAGCGGAACTAGGCGGGGCTAGTGAAGGATCGGGAACCCCGACAACCGACACGTCACCCGAACCCGTAAGTGCTCCAACCACAGAGCCTACAACCTCACCATCCACACCTGTTGAGCCGCCCGCTGAGGGTGAGCGTCCGTGGTGGGAGGATAGGCTTGACGATACTGTCGATGTGAACGGTCAGGCAATGACCTTGCGTGAATTGCGTGAGGGCGGCCTGCGTCAATCGGATTATACCCGTAAGACTCAGGAACTTGCTGCGATCCGTAAGCAGGCAGAGTGGGCAGAGAACTTCCAAGGACGGCTTCGCCAAGACCCTGTTGGGACTTTGCGGGCCATGGCAGAAGAGTTGCGTCTGATTCCCGCTGGGGAAGAGGACTTCACCGAAGTGACCCCCGAGGCACAAGAACTGTACGGTGTCCGTCAGGACTTGGAACAGTTGAAGGTGGCCCGTCTAGCCGAAGAAATCCGCCGTGAGGTTGTTGATCTTCGTGCCCGTCACTCCGACTTCAATTCGGAAGAAATCCTCCCGATGTTGCATGAGTTGGGTGAGCAGGGTGTCGTGCTGACGGTTGAGCAAGGCTACTATCTGTGGAAGGGGCAGCAGGCCACACGTGCCGCTGCCGCCCAGGCGGCAGCCGAACTTAAGGCAAAGGCTATCGCCGATGCCGAGGCCGCCAAGCGTGCCGCACAGGTCGCCCCAGGTCACTCTCCTGCCGCTTCCGATGACGATGAGGCTCGATTCCGTGGAATGAGTTTCGATGAAATCGCTGAAGAAGTTTTCGCTGGCATCCAATAGTGAACCGAAAGGAACAGACTTAAATGTCTAACCCCAACTTCGACTCGCTGATTGCCACCACTTTGAAGAAGTACGTGCCAAACATGGCGGACAACGTGTTCAAGCGTTACGCCCTTTTGGACTTCTTGCAGAAGAAGGCTAAGAGGTACAACGTCTCAGGCTCAACGATTGCTGTGCCTTTGATGTACGACACGAACACTACGTTCACCACGTACTCACGTTACGACTCTTTGGACCTGACCCCACAGGAAGGTATGACTGCTGCCGAGTTCTCTTGGAAGCAGGCAGCCGTATCTGTGGCTATCTCAGGTATTGAAGAGGCTCAGAACAGTGGCAAGGAGCAGGTCATCGACTTGTTGAAGGCTAAGGTGAAGCAGGCTGAGCGTACCGCTGCGTCTGAATTCAACCAGATGTTCTTCACTTCAGACGGCACGGGTAACGGTGGCAAGGACTTCCTTGGTCTAGCCGCCCTTGTCGGTGACGCATCTCACGGACCTGCGTCCGTGGGCGGCATCAACGGCAGCACCTACGCCTACTGGCGTTCCAACATTGACGATCAGGCAGTCAACTTGCAGATCGTTGACTTGTGGAACACCTACAACAACTGCACCGCTGGCGGTGGAGACGACGGCCCCGACTTCGAAATCACAACGCAGGTATTGTGGCAGGCATACTCTGACCTGTTGCAGCCCCAGCAGCGTTTTGAGAACCCGAAGTTGGCTGAGGCTGGTTTCCAGAACCTTATGCACGGCGGGGCGCCTGTCACTTGGGACACGATGTGCCCAACAGGCGACTGGTATTTCCTAAACTCTGACCACATTTGGCTTGTCACTGGCAAGGACAAGTGGTTCACGATGCGCAAGTTCGTGGAGCCAGAGGACAAGGACGCCAAGTACGCTCTGATCCTTTCTTACGGTCAGTTGGTCACTGACGAACGCCGTAAGTTGGGCAAGTTGGCATCACGTACCGCTCCGTAATTCGTAGCGGTTCTCTGCTGGAAGGGGAGTGGGAGCACGACTCCCGCTCCCCTTTCGTCACTTAGGAGACAAATGAGGTTT